GCCTCATAGGACCCGTCTTTGGAACCCGTGTTTTCTATTTGAAGCGCAATGGCTCTCGCCCGTGCGCGCGTGTCAACTTTATCAGTGGAACTGGTGATTGTAAAGGGTCCTAAGGAAGAACTGGCAGAGCTACTATTGGGATAATTTCTTAAAAATAAAGTAATCTTGGTATCTCCCGTCTGACTAATAAAGTCCGGTAAAAATCTTTTGATCTTCATAAGGTATTCTCCGTCCCCCCGTAGATCAGGCGCTCCTAAAAGCTGTCCCTGGGCCGCTCGTTTCTGTGTAATATCAAAGTCTCCTGAAAGAACACTGGCGGTGATTGCAGTGATCGATCCTCCGGCATTCACTTGATCGGTCCCTGTTTCCTGTTCATAATAAATGGTAGTGCCGTCCGTATTGCCCACCACATCATAGGAGGCATTATCCGCTGTCGTATAATAACAGGCATGAGGTTTTTCAAAGACAGAAGAGTCTGCCCAGGCCGTTCGTGCCAACGTTCCAGTATACCAGATCGGTTTTTTGAGCATCACGGACTCTAAATAATTATAAGTCACGACTCGATCCACCACCTCCGAACCTGAACTACAATAATACCAGCTGACTTCTCCAAAAAGATTATTGAGTCCGGCGTTAATTAAATCTCGAGGGGTGAAATTTAAACCCTCAAACACATGATCTTCAACTAAACATGGCATTGATTGAAGTTGACCTGAATAGCTAAAGAAACCATTTTCAGACATCCAGAAAGCAGTCCCATCCACTTCCATGCAGGCGTTCTTTCCAATGAGTCCACAGTTCGTTCCCGCGTGTTCAAAAGAAAAGGTAAAGGGCTGACCAACAAAACGCATTAGAAAGATGGCTGTATCGGTCCAAATATACATGGTGTCCCGACCTCGAACCGCTCCCATGATTCTAGAACCCTGGGCCAGTCTTTGCGTGCCCGCGGTGTTCGTTGCAGTAGGGGCATAATCGCTTGTACTTTCTTGATCAGAGAACCTTATAAACATATCGTCTTGAGTTGTTGAATCACCAATTGTTGTTTCAGTTCCCAAGAAAATTAAGTGACGATCAACGGGAGAGACAATCATATGTCTCGAAGCCGTAGGGGCTCCGCTAATAATCGTTGCTCGATTTTCTGTAGGGTTAGCTGCTGCTGCATCCCATTCAAAACATTGAGCATTATAAATTAATGCAATGAGTTTAGTTCCATAGTTATCGAGAACCCATAAACCCGGATCAATAGTATAGTCGGCTGATGACGCTTCGCCCCAGCCAACGTAGTCTGAGATATTCGTTATCGTGGCACCGGCTGTATGTTCCGCTAAAGTAGTTCCATTTTGTGCACGGGCTCCTCCACTTAAAATTCCTGTAGCTGTATCGTTAGCGGTAAAAGAAATATCCTCTGTGCCTATTCTAATTTCTCCTGACGTTGGAAAAGCGGATGAGTCTGTTAAAGTAACACTGGTTACACCAGCATCGGCTGCAATAGTTGACACGAGAGTTGTGGTTGCCGCTCCGGATGCACTTCCTGACCAAGTTCCTGTTCCAAAACCATACCCCCCTAATTGTTGAGAAGGTCCTACACTGTAATAACATAATCCTGTAGCTGATCCTGAATTGCTTAAAGGGGTTCCTGATTCAGTACTCGCCATTGTCACTTCAATTGTGGTAGAGGTCGGCGCAGACGTGACCATAAATTTTATATCTTCAAAAGAAGCATCAGTATAAGTGGAACCAACAGCCGTCACTCCGCTAACGCCATCCATTAAAACAATATCATCATCGATTAGACCGTGAGGACTTGGAAAGGTTATGGTTACAGTTGTTGAAGAAGAGGTGCTCGTGAAGTCACAGCCTGCAATGCTGGTTCGAATAGGGTGGATATCATAGAACTGACCTCCTGAATAAACATATAAAATTCGGTTGGTACCAATCGCAGCATATTTAACTCCTGCGTTATCGTCCCAATGGTGTAAGGCTCGACCGGCTCCCGTCAGTTTATCTTCGCCTAACTGGTCCCAGCCTCCTATTTTTTCAGGCGTCCCATATCGAAAACGTACGTTATCTCCTCCTGTCCACTGCCCTTCGGCACCGGTCGGAGTCACTTGTTTATTAAATCCTGGTAAAAAGCTTACTTTTTGTAACATAGAAAATTCCGTTTATCCTATAAATTCTGGGACCCTAATAAAAATGAGTCCAAAAAATTTTGGGTCTTTAATATTACAATTATACTAGATTAGGGGGGATATCAACACGATTATAAGTAGGCGTAGAAGACCTTTGTGGTGGAAAGATCCCCCACACCAGCTTTAATTATATTTTATTTCTTAAGAGGAGGCAACTTAAAGTTTTTAAACCAGCCTGGAAGTCCTACATGAAGACGCTTGTCAAAGAGGTTCTCTTTAGCTCCTGATGTCTTGCGATTATTATAATGTAAAAAGACTTGAATGCATTCTTTACCTTTAAATTTATTTCTCCAATGCTCTAGTTCACAGCCACGATAAACCAGCATATCTCCTGGTTTTAAATCTACCTTTATACCTTTGAGTCCTTCTTTTCCAGAAGGCTCTAGATAGATTGGCCAGGGATCTCCTCCAAGATTCATGGTGGTGGATATCTCACAACTAAATCGATCTTTGTGTCTTTTAAGAACATCCCCATGTTTATATATCCTGGCAAAAGTATAAGCCGGATTCAATTTTAATCCCGTAGTCTTTTCCATAATGGGTTGACACTTCAACATTAAAGTTTCCATGGCGATGTCCGAGTAATGAGAATAGGTATGGGGAATCTGACCATCCGCTCCTTCATATTCCCCTAATAATGTTTCATAAGGAGAAATGTATCTAGTTTTTCTACACGTATCATAAACCTGTTTTTTAATAGAAAAATAATTGGCTATAAAGACAGCTAACTCTTTGGAGATAGCTTGACGAATAATTACATATTTATCTTTCTTAAACATTTCTCGCCATCTCTTTAGGGATAGCCGTGATGTTCCAATGGATAAATCTAAAGGGTGCTTTGCCATGATCTACTGCGTATTCATGTTCCATATATCCTGGAAATATAATTAAGGTTCCAGGCTTAGGTCTAAAATTAACTAGCTCTGTGCCATTAAAGATGCCTTTTAATTCTGGTTTCATTTTTAATTTAGTAGTTCGTGCACCTGTTCTTGGATCATGGAAAATAGGATAAGAAGTTTTTTCACTACATTTTAAAAAATAAAATCCTGATACATGCTGATTCCAATGGATATGCGCTGAATGATGGCCTCCACCTTTTTTAGAAAATTCCTGTACCCACATCTCAGAAAATATAGTTTGATATTGTTTCATATCATAGCCATGATGGTCTAAAAATTCCCAAGACTTTTGACCAACATAATTTCTTAGATCTATAAAATCGTTATCCTTGACTAACGGTGTTGAATGGTGGGTGGTGCCAAAATCTTTGTTAATTCTAATATTTTTTTTATCTCTTTTTCTGGCTTCTTTAATATATTTGTCACTGGCTTTGTTCAAGGACTTAACAAATTCAGGTTTTTCTTCTGACCATATAGGAGTTTTAAAATATTCGTTTATATACATTCGTCACCGTTTGTGAAGTAATTAAAATTTATAACGTATCGTATTGGTTCTTTTTTAGAAGTAATGGCTCTGTGTACAACGTCTGTGTCAAAAACCAACATTTTATTAGCATCAGCTTTTATAAATGTAGTTTTATTATTAATCTTTAATTCAGTTCCGCCGTCACAATCGTTTAAATATAGAATAGCAGTTTTGCACTTGAAATCATAATCAGTGTGCCATCCAGATGTTTTAAATAACGCACTGATAGACATATTAGCTCTAATCTGTATAGGGGCCTCTGCATGTAATTTTTTTAAAATAGGAATAATGTAGGGGGTGTAAAATTCGGACTGGGGAGCCATGTAGTTATAAAAACAATAAGTAAAATACATTTTATCAGTAGGGGTCATACGCTCCCTTCTTCTCCACGGAAAATCTTTATTCATAATTATGTTTTTAATCTTATCGAAAAGATCTTTATCTAAAAATTTTTTATGTGTTTGATATTTCATTTAAATGGATATCCTAAATGCCATAAGACAAGTGAGTATCTCACTCCTTTAGTTATGGGTTTAACTCTATGCCAAACAAATGATGGAAAAACAATGATACTTCCTTTAGGCAATATTTCCGTTGCTTTTCTTAAATGTTTAGCTTCATCTCTGTGGGGCGGATCGTATTGTCTAAAATCAAATTCTAATTCTCCTCCGCTATATTCTGAACCATCAGTGAGTTGACAGGTCATAGATAGTTTTCTAATCTTTCCATGTGAAGGAGTTTTAGGTTGGTCATAAACTTTGTGGTCGCTATCACAGTGCCAATCGTAATATTGATTAAGTTTATACTTTGTAAATTGGCACGATTCTGATCGATCCCATTCAAAATTCCACCCAGCTCTTCTGTTTGCTTCATGAACAAAAGGATGTATTTCTTTATAAATCCAAGTATCGTTGAGCCAGACTAAATCCGAATCTCTTTTATATTTTACATCTCTAACTTCTTCTTTGCTTAAAGGTTTTTTATCTAAATTTCTTCCTTTACCATATCCACCTGTAATAGCCATCGTTTCTTTTTGAGCTAAAGCATATTTAATAACGTCATCACAGAATCGTGGTGTCAGTGCCGATTTAAAATACCAAAAATAATTAGATAAATTCATGAGTAATGGTTAGAATAAAGTTAAGTGAATCCTTTTGAGTGTTGGTGATACAATACGTTTGCGTCGAGGGAAACATGATAAATTTATTATCCGTTAAGGGGATATCCCAAGTTCTTCCTGCTCTTCTATTATCATCATAGTATATTCTAACGCTGCAATCCTTAACCTTTACCCCATACAACAAGGTGTAGTCTGGAGAATTTCTTAAATTTACAGGATCGATATTAAGTAAAGGAACGGAAACTTCTTGAGGTTTATAAATATTTCCCCATGTTTTTTTATTAATTAATTTAATTTCATATTCGACATTAATATGCTCTCTTAGATAGGTATTAAGTTTATCCCATTCCCTTGAATAAGGAAATTCTTCATTATTGATTTGTGATTTTAAAATGTCTAGTTGAAGTTTATTACGGTCTATTTCAAAACCTTTTGGCATCTCAACATCACCGTAATAGAGTCCTATTTCTGATAATACTTTCTTTTCCATATCCACCAGCTATGGTTTATCGTATTTTTTTTAAATTGTCTATGGAGCTATTGCTCTGTTTTATCCCAGGATTTATTTGATTCATTCCACTCATAATGATGAGTTTCTGATTCTGCACCTAAATCTGGAGCATCGCCTATTGGCGATTGCCATCTAGCATCTGTAGTATTCTTAACCCAAGAAGCGTAAGGTTGTTTAGGCCAAAATATGTTATTATCCTCATCCCAAGTATAACCTATCCCTGCATAGTTTCCTCTGAATGCTTTAGAATTATCGCCGGAATTATGTTTATTTTGGAATGTATTATAAGATGTTTGAATCCACATTGGGGCAGGCCAATTATTGTGTAATTGTAAATGTTGTTGTCCTACGGATTCATCTTCTTTTTGATCACCGTTCAACATATCTTTATTGTCTAAAGTTAATACTGAAATAACTTTTGAGTTTAAACTTATTTTTGCAAAATGTGCCATAATTTTATTGAAATTTGTATCTTATTATTACTATTCCTGAGCCCCCTGCTCCGCCAGAGTTTCCACTGAAAGCACCTCCACCTGAACCACCAGTATTTGCTGTACCAGCTGCTGCGGACTGACCTGAATCATGAGCCTGTCCTGCTCCGCCTCCGCCTGGAGTTCCTGCACATGATGGGTAACCTGCTCCACCAGAGCCGCCTGAATATTCTGTATCGGCTCCTGAAACTGAGGTATTAACATGCGCTCCTCCTGTTCCTCCTGTAGTTCCACCACTTGCACCACCTGCTCCGCCTGCACCGCCTCCTCCACCACTTGAATTATCTGCTCCAGTGGGTGCGTTTGGACCTCCATTTTGTCCTTGAGGGGGAGTTGTTGGAGGGGTATTTCCTGATCCTCCTGCGTCTCCTGTTCTTCCACCTCCGGTTCCTCCACCTGAACCACCAGATCCACCTACAACAGTAGGACTTGATGGATACATAGCTCCACCTCTACCGCCACCTGCAGAATCTATTGTTGAAAAAGTTGAAGTTGATCCTTGTACACCTACAGTAGATGATGAGGTTGCACCTCCTCCTCCAACTGTAATACTATAAGGAACTGCGGTCACTGTAATTGAAGTTCCACCTGGATTACCATCTAAAGGAGAAGCGGTATAAGAGTCTACTGGACTTTTATATTCTCTAAATCCACCTGCTCCACCAGGACCTCCTGAATTAACATTAGGAACACTGGCGCCTCCGCCTCCACCTGCGACCACCAAATAGGATACTACATTATTAGCAGCATCGCCAATTTCGGAAACACAAAATGTTCCTGGTCCTGTAAATTTATGAACTTTATAATCTCCACAAGTTGCTCCTGCACAAGGAGTACCACCTGTCGCTGTAAGAAAATTTTCTGAACCAGTTGGGCTTGCTGTTACTGATTGTTGAGTTGCTAACCACCCTTGAGTTGCGTCTGCATAGACTAAAAGTACTGACTCCCCTTCAACTTCTAAAGTGGGATCAGAGGCACTGGCACCGCCAATGTTCTCTGAACCATTGGGTGCTATAGTGCACGCATTGGTTTGAAAAGTTCCAGCATAATCTTTAATACCTACAATATCTCCCACACTTGCCGCTGGTAAATTTACTGTTACCCCGCCACCTGTCGTATTAACAAAATAACCTTTACCACTCTCTGCTGTTACAGTAGAGGTGTGAATACTTGTATCCCAATCAACGGTTCCTTCTCTGCCGGCTGCCACAGCAGCGACAACGCCCGATGCTCGATAGGGATTATTTCCAGTAGGACCGCTCATAAATTTTTATCTCCTTTTATTATAGTGTTTGTTCTAAATAACTAATCACAACATCAACATCTCCTGCACTAGCTAATTTAGCTGAAAGCACATCAGTTGCTTCAAGCACAATTCTTGTAGTGTGTTCAAATGTTGCGTTGGCAGCTAGAGCTTGATCAGAATAGATTTCATAATCATTAGCACCGGCATCGTCTCTGATATATAGATCAAAAGTTTCTGCAGCCCCGGCCGTTTCGCAAATCGATAAATTAAGTACCGTAAGAGTTTTGCCTGATGCTGCTGTAAGTAAATCTACTTCACTATTTGAAAGCTCTTTTACTAAAGCTACTTTCATTACTTCACTTGCCATATTTTCCTCCTATTAATTTAAAATTAAATATCATATTTAAAATCCCATTACTAATACTTTACCTGTACTTGAAATATAAGGTGTCATCGCTGGATTAGCAGCAATAGTGACTGTATCGGTAGCTGCGGCTGTTGTTGTTATCCCATTGCCTGCCGCTATCGTTGCAGTATTTCCATCTGAAATGGTTTGACTAGATCCAGACGTTCCAGCTAAAGTAAAACTCGTCATGGTTCCAACACCAACATCAATAATATTTGGATTGGTAGCATCATCGGCTGCTGCATATAAAATTTTGTAACCTTTCTCAGTAGTTGACCATGTAACACTGTTGCCTGATCCAGTAACATATTTAAATTGAACAGTGTAAGCACCTGATGTGCTATTTTTAATTATATAAAAAGTTTGAACGTCCAGAGGGATAGTTACAATTTTATTTCCTGTAATTGCTTGAGCAGATACTGCTCCTAAAATAATAACTCTGTGGGCAAGAGTTGCTCCTGCTGTTCCATCATTTACAGATAATGTAGTTGTATTGGCTCCTGCACCAGCAGCGTTAAGTGTCTGAACAATGTAGCCACCGGAAATCTGTTCCATAATATTCCAGTTTGTGTTAGTGAGAGTCCCCCACGTACCAGCCTTCTCGCCGGTAGTCATGAGTTGAACTCCTAAAGCCGTATAATTTGAAGCCATATTTTTTCCCTATTAAGCCGCGTGTGTATCTTTTGTATATGATGTAGAGCCAGTTATGTCAACACTTGTATAAGACGTGGACCCGGTAACAGCCCCAGTTGTATAGGACGTGGACCCGGCAACAGCAGCAGTTGTATAGGACGTGGACCCGGCAACAGCACCAGTTGTATAGGACGTGGACCCAGTAACCGTGTCATCTTCATAATGTAAAGGAGAAACTATTCCTAAAGTAGTTGTTGCTGACTGTCCAGTAAGCCCCATTACTTGATCTGTGGGTGTAATAGCTCCAACTGATGTTGTAGCAGAAATTCCAGTAAGTCCCATTACTTGATCTGCGGGTGTAATAGCTCCAACTGATGTTGTAGCAGAAAGTCCAGTTGGTTGAACCAGTGGATTTGATGAAATAGTAACCGATCCATCAGAAAGAGTAGCTGAAATTCCAGTTAGAACAGTTGTATTACTTGAATCTATAGTTGGCGCTCCATCAGAAGAAGTCATTGAAAGTCCTGTGAGAGGCACACCAATTTCTATATTCACCGATCCATCAGAAAGAGTAGCTGAAATTCCAGTTAGAACAGTTGTATTACTTGAATCTATAGTT